CCGATGTCCTATCGGCTCACGCGTCTGCCTCTGGGGTTGTTGTTAATTACCGTACTCGCTTAAAGGGTGCGGTAATTTCAGCAAATACGAGCGCGGCAACAAGAAACGTAATTTTTGCCAACAACACCACGCAGACAGGCACTTACAGTCGTACAACCACAGTAGTGACGGTAACGATTACCAACCACGGTTTAGCTACGGGCGACCGTGTATGGTTGGTTTTTAGCGCAGGGACTGGTGGTACTGCTACGACAAATGTTTACTCAGTGACTGTAAGCAACGCTAATACATTTACCGTGACAGATTCTGCTAGTGGATCAATTAGCGGAAGCCCTGCCGTGACTATGTATGCCGATATTCTTATGGAAGTCGATGCGTATAATCAGACTGCGTATAATGTTATTGTTCCGGGTGAAGGAATCCTAGCAACTTTAGGCATTTATGTTGGTCTCGTGGCAAATATAACGGCGACGGTGTTTTATGGCTAAATCTCCGGCGTGGCAACGTAAAGAAGGAAAAAACCCAAAAGGTGGCCTTAACGCAAAAGGCCGTGCTTCTTATAACGCAGCCAACCCAGGCAAACCTGGGTTAAAACCTCCCGCCCCAAATCCAAAAACAGAGAAAGATGCCAATAGACGCAAGTCGTTTTGCGCTAGGATGAGTGGGATGCCGGGACCAATGAAAGATGAGAAAGGCCGTCCAACCCGTAAAGCACTATCTTTGAAAGCATGGAAGTGTTAAATGGACCCGATGATCCTTTGGAACTTAGTCACTTCAGTCTTAGTAGGATTAGTGATGTTTATGCTCAAAAACTCCCATGATGAGCAACAGCGCATCCAAATCCTTTTAAATAAGACCCGTGAGGAAATAGCCCGTGATCACATTACTCGTGCAGAAGTCCGTGCAGACCTTGAAAAAATTATGGAACGATTTGATGCAGGCTTTGAAAGGCTTGAGTCTAAGATTGACGCACTTGCTAAGAAAGGGTAAGCGTTATGAAAAAGATGGTTAAGTTTGGTAGCCGTAAACGGTTTGATGAGGGTGGAGAAGTTGAGGAAGGGGAACGCGCAAAAGAGTATGTTGCGGCAAAAGGTGATGTAGCCCCTTCTACATTCCGTGAAGCATTTGCTCAAGCTCGTAAAGAAGGTAAAGACATATTTACTTTTAACGGTAAGTCTTATACGACTGAAATGGCCGGTACTAAACCCGCTGCGTCTGCTGCTCCTAAAGTTGGTGGTCGTGAAACCGCAGAAGAAAATCTAGCAAAGCGTCGTCCTACTGACTTAGCTTCCAGTAAGGCTAGGCATGAAGGGATAAAAGCTGCTGGAGAAAGATCTCAACGCGAATCAGACGCTGAGAAAGCTCGTGAAAGTCGTCTAGGATCTTCCATTCTTGCTCGTGATCGCCTTGGTAGTGAACCCGATGCTTATATTGTGAATCGCCGTCGCCGTGCTGCTATGGAAGAAGCAAAAGAATCCATTCCTCCTTCTCGTACTTTTGGTGCAGGTGCTATGTCTGCTAAAGGTTTGGGGGGCATGAGTGGGTTTTCTAAGGGCGGTAAAGTTGGTTCTGCCTCTAAACGTGCTGACGGTATAGCGCAACGTGGTAAGACTCGCGGAAAGATGTACTGATGCCTGCCGTATCCGCAAAGCAAAGAAGGTTTATGGAAGCTGTGGCACATAACCCAAAGTTTGCAAAAAAAGTTGATGTCCCTCAATCCGTTGGTAAGGAGTTTACTGGTATGAAAAAGATGAACATGGGCGGCATGGCCGCAAGCAAAATGGGCGCTGTTAAGACTGCTGCCCCTAGTCGTGATGGTGTTGCTTCCAAGGGTAAAACCAAAGGCACCCAGATCAAAATGGCTGGTAGCGGTATGAAGAGCGGTGGCAAGGTCAAGAAAATGGCCTACGGCGGCAAGGCTTGCTGAAATGATGGCATCTCGCGGGATGGGGGCGATCTCGCCCTCAAAAATGCCCACTGCCAAGCGTAAAGCTCGGCGGGATGATACTGATTTTGATCAGTATGCTGAAGGTGGCAAAGTTAATGCAGCAGGTAATTACACCAAGCCTGGGTTACGCAAAAAGATCGTAGCTCAGGTTAAAGCTGCTGCAACGCATGGCACAGGCGCAGGGCAGTGGTCCGCAAGAAAAGCACAGCTAGTAGCTAAGAAATACAAAGAAGCTGGCGGGGGCTACCGTGATTGATTTTATCCAAAAACAGCTCGATGCGTCAGAAAGACTATTTCACATGATGGTCGAAGACAACAAGATGCGTACCCAAAGTATGCAGATGTGGGTCAACATGAACGAGAGTTTTCAAAAGAAACTTATCGAGCGGGATGAAGAGATTGCAAGATTAAAGGCAAAAATATCTCAGTATGAGATAGGTGAAAAACTTTAACCGAGGTGTGTGATGCCAAAGGATTTTCCTGATCTAAACGATGATGGCAAAGTAACTCGTGCTGATGTTCTTAAAGGGCGCGGTGTTGAGGGGTTTAAAAGTGGTAAGTGGATTCAGTCCGCTATCAAAAAGCCCGGAGCTTTACATAAGTCTCTTGGTGTTCCCGAAGGCAAAAAGATCCCCGCAGGTAAGTTAGCCAAAGCGGCAAAAGCCCCCGGTAAATTAGGGCAGCGAGCGAGGCTAGCGCAAACATTGAAGAAGATGAAGTGAAAGCTCCACAACAGTCGTTGAAAGATTGGGGAGACCAGAAATGGCGAACCAAAAGTGGTAAACCGTCTAGCAAAACTGGCGAGCGATATCTCCCGTCGGCTGCAATTAAATCCTTGTCTGCTGCGGAATATGCGGCCACGACAAGGGCCAAAAGAGTTGGCAAAAAAGCAGGTAAACAATTTGTGGCGCAGCCCAAAGGAATTGCTGCAAAGACTGCGAGATTTAGATGACAACAAGCGGTTCAACCGATTTTAATCTTGAGTTCACCGACATAGCTGAAGAAGCGTTTGAACGGGCTGGGCGTGAGATGCGCTCAGGTTATGACTTGCGTACGGCTCGTCGGTCTATGAACCTCTTGACAATTGAGTGGGCTAATCGTGGTATCAATATGTGGACTATTGAGCAAGGCTCAGTAAATTTAGTGCAAGGCACTGCCACATACAACTTGCCCGACGATACCATTGACCTGCTTGAACACGTTATTCGCACGGGGGCTGGAAATTCTTCAACGCAAGCTGACCTCACACTTACCCGGATTAGTGTCTCCACCTACGCCACAATCCCAAACAAACTTTCTCAAGCACGACCGATACAGATTTACATCAGCCGCAACTCCGGTGCTACGTACCCTGCAACCAGCAATTACTCTCCCGGCGCACAAGCAAACCCCCAATTTACAGTCTGGCCTGTCCCTGACCAAGGCACACAAGGCTCTCCATATTATCAAGTAGTTTATTGGCGTATGCGCCGCATTCAGAATGCGGGAGATGGTATTCAGACTCCTGATATGCCGTTCCGGTTTTTGCCTTGCATTACCGCAGGGTTGGCGTACTACATTGCTCAAAAGATTCCTGAAGGTACAGATCGTATCCAGATGTTAAAAGCTTCTTACGAAGAGCAGTGGAATTTTGCGGCGGGTGAAGATCGAGAGAAAGCTGCTGTGCGTTTTGTTCCTCGTCGGATGTATCTGGGTAATACTGGGAGCTTCTGATGCCCAATCAGTTTGCAGCCGGTAAATATGCTATTGCTCAGTGCGATAGGTGTAACTTTCGTTTCAAACTAAAGCAGTTAAAGAGTTTGGTAATCAAAACCAAGAACGTCAATATTCTTGTTTGCCCTGAGTGTTGGGAGCCAGATCAACCGCAATTACAGCTTGGTATGTACCCTGTGTATGACCCACAAGCTATTCGTAACCCCCGTGTGGATTCAAACTCATATTATCAATCGGGTCTAAATGGGTTACAAATTGAACCTGTAAATGATGATTCAAGCCAAGACGAAAACGGGGTTCCATTAGGTGGTAGTCGCGTTATACAATGGGGTTGGTACCCTGTTGGCGGGGCAAGATGGTTCGATACGGGCTTAACACCAAATGATTTAGTCGGTGTAGGTTCTGTTAATTCTGTGACAGTTTCTTAGGAGTTTATGATGGATAAAGCAGATCTTAAGCAAGACAAAAAAATGATTGCTGGTGCAGTGC